TGATATAGCTCATCTTTTGTCAAATAGTACTCCATTTTGTTTACCTTTTGTCTATATCAGACAACTTAACCTGATACTGACCGTTGATAAACTGAGCACCAGCGTAAGTCGAATCAGGAGCAAACTTAGCAATTTTACGAGAATACTTATTAATCAAAGACTGAGCACGACGAATCTTTGCAGCATTCTTTAAAGTGCTATTCTGCATCTTATCAGCTTTTGCATTGAGCCTATCGGCTTTCATGCTTAATTTAGCTCTCTTAGCATCACTCATAAACCAAGAGTTTAAAGCACGATTTTTAAGTCTTGCTGCTTTAGCTCTTTTCTTCTCGGCCCTTAAATATTTGCCAGACTGTTTATCAACTTTAGCTTGCCATTTTTCAATCTTTTTCTGTTGCTTTTCAATTTTTCCGGTAAGTTTTGCATAACGTTTCTTACCTTCTTCGGTTAAAGAACCGTCTTCATTCTGATAACGACGGATTCCCCATTTCATTCCTTTAATGCCAGAATGATAGAGCTCGTAGTCATTATTAAGAATTAAATATTGACCTTGCATTGCATATACCCCCGCGATAAAAAAGCTTCAATAATGAAGCCATTTTGAATTAATTCTTTCTAGCTGCTCGAGATCTTCTTTCCGCAGCTTCTCTCTGTTTACGCTCAAGTTCAATTCGATCATCTACGCTGCTCTGCGTTCTCTGACGATTGTGCTCTGAAGCTCTGCTCTTATCATTCTGTCTAATTTCGTTATAGGTTCTGCCTCTAGTCTGTGCAGCTTCCCTATTCTTTCTATCACGATCGATATTAGAATTCACATCATTCTGATAAGCTTTGATCTTATTAAGCTTTGTCTGCTTAGCCATCGCTTCCTGCCTATTTTTATTCTCAGTTGCAATATTGCTATTTATTTTAGATCTTGTTTCTCCGTAAGAAGTATTTGTACGATCTTTTTCTTTTCCAGACAAAGCCTTATTAATCTTTCCAACAATAGTATTCTTCGAATTCCATTTCTCTTTAGCTTTTTCCTGGCTCAATAAAGTTGCATATTCTCTGTTAGCCTGTTCTTTCTCAATACGATCAGAAACTCCGTTTTTCTTATTGAAATCAGCATTAACTTTACGTGCTACAGTAGACAAGTTTTCCTTAGAGTCTCCCCAATATTGAGAATTTACTTTTTTAACATTGCTGTATCTCTTAATCGATTTTGCAACACTAGAATCACTTAATTTCTTCTTTGCATTTGCGCCAAGTTTAGCAACGTATGCTTTACCTTGGCTTAATTTCTTTGCTACCTTTTCACTAGCAGAATCAAGCTTTCCTAATGGTGTACTCTTATAAGCTTTTGCAGCTTTATTATAATTATTGTAAGTTCTATTTACATTTTGTTTTAAAGCATTCCTCTGAGCTCTATCATGATTACCAGAGCTAGACAGTTTCTTAGCAGCATTATGTGCAGATGATGCTTTTCTATAAGCATCTCTTTTATCTACGCCAAGAAGTTTCTGAATAGCATTATACTTTTTTGGTGCAGTTTTATTAGTTGCTCTCTGTGAAGCACCTGATTTGGCCCCTTTTACTGATGTATTACCAGTTGAACTGCTTCTCTGACTACCAGGACTATTAATATTATTTAATGCTCGATACATTTCTCCTGCATGGTCACGTAATCCTTGTCTATATTCTTTTGTAAAGAATCTAGATGCATACTTTTTTTCACCAAAACTCTTAGTTTTCAAATCTTTTGGATAAACGTACACCCATTTACCATTTTTCCATTCACGTTTAATATACTTTGCATTCTTTTTAGCCCAGCCAGATCGGCCATTAGAATGATACAATTCGTACTCCATTTTGATTTTCTCCTATCCTGTAGTGGTCACATGACCGGTTACCTTGATGTTTGATTTCTTCTTTTTCTTTGGCCTATTAGAAAGCTTCTTAATAAACGACGAACCTTTATTAATAGCTTTTTCAACACCCTGAGCGATTTTACCTTTATCCTTTAAAATAACAACTTCATTTCCATGCTGGACAGTTATTTTCTTAGAAAGCCAAGAACTACCATTTCTTGTCTTTTCTACTGTATGAGTCAATCCTTTACTATTGCCAACATAATATTCGTTAGTAACTTTATAATCGTTTACTGTATGAGTATTCTTATTATTCGGCTTAGGAGCGTTCATTAAATTTCTAATCTTGTTTATAGAATTTGTAACCTTACCAATAGCTCCCTTATAGATGTATACCCACTTACCATTTTTAAAGTATTTATCTATATACTTATGATTCGACCAAGTGCTTCCTTTCGCTGCATGCGCTAAGGATTCTGATCTGTATAAAATGTATTCTTTTGATTCCATAGGTCCTCCTAAATAATACGTTTACCTTTTTGATATGTTTCTAAATCTATATCAAATGGAAAGAAAGCATTTATCTCCTTAGTCTTCTTATTAACAGAGAAACTACGATTCAACGGTGATTCATCATCATCTCTCTTAACAAAGTCTTTAGGAAGCAAATTAAAAACTATAATTTCGCCATAATCATATGCCGAATCAATCAAATAATTCGGAAAAGCTTTATAAATAATCTCTTTATACTCGTTCATATGCTCATAGCCCTTTCATATCTACATACTTATTGCTTATAGCATTAACAAATTTTGCAGTTCCGTTAATGTTTATCATTAGATACTTTCCATGGCCAGAATCCAAAAAGACTATAATCTCATCACCGTCTTTATTTACGTCAAATCCATTTTCTCTATATTCTCTAATTAACTTATCCGTAAAGGATCTTGCTATACCGTCATTACTTAAACTTATAGTGTCTAAATTCTTGTTTTTGACGCAGTTCAAGATTCGTTCAGTAGGTTCTTCATTATCTGTTCTAAAGTAGAATACTTTATTCGAGTAATCGGTATAATCTCGTAGCCTAAGTACTCTACATACTTGGCAATCTCTCAATAGTACCTCTCCATTTTGAATTTCGTAGATAACGGAATGGGCTCCACCTTTAGTCCATACAAGGCTTAATTCTCCCCTTGCGCCATCTCCTTGCAGCAGAAGTATTCTTTCAAGCTCGTCCGAGTTAAATTCAGACATATTAAAAAACTTATACCCTGGATAGTACTTATTGAACAGAATCTGCTTTGCGTTTGTATCAGGAGCTAAAACTCTAGTAAAACTGTTTCTATGAGTCCACCACGAATAGATTTCATAAATATTATTATCTTTTTCGTCAGGCCTGAAATAATCTATATGATAGTCATCAGCTTCTACGTCATATCCTCTTCTTCGAAGATCATAAGTCGCAGAGCAATAAGCGCAATTAATGATAAAAGCTGAGTCATCTTTAAAATATGGATTAACTCTTTTCATATCTTCATCGCGAGTCATTATACGGCTCTTCAATTTAAGATCATTGAATGAAGAAGGATTCGGTTTACTAATCTGGTTAACCATTTCATTAACTGACTTTTTCCAGTCAAGCAAAATGTTCAATTCCTTAATACCGTCTTTATAAATCTGTCCGCTGATACTTTTATTAATGTTATTCAGGAGGATCTTCTTTTTAGTTAAATGAAATTGTGTAAAGTCATCAAACCTAAAGTCCATAGATCCTCCAAATTCTACTAGAACGAATCTTTATTATGCTTGAATGCTACAAATGCATCCATCATTGCAGCAACACAGTCAATCTTCTGATCAGATCTCTTCTTATACAATTTACGGTTTCCGTTACTGTCTTCAAGTGTTATACAATTGCCCATTGCAAAGTTCATAATTTGCTCATCAAACAAAAGAAGCCTCTCTTCAGAAAGCTTCTTTAATTCTCCTAATGGAACAGATTCTGTTCTTGCACCTTGGATAACTTTTTCAACACCAAATGGTCCTCTTTCAGTCATCCATCGCTCAATAAACTCTTTTGCATTATATGGGTCATATCCGAAACAGTTGATGTCATACTGATGCTGGTCGATAAATCTATCCAGGTCATCATAGACGTCCATCATATCGAGAATTGCTCCTTCCATGACCATTAAGCTTCCTTCATGAATAAAGTCATCATATTTTGTTCTTAATGCTGAAGGCAATTTCTGATATGTTAACGAACTAATATAGTTTCTTGTCTTAATACCGAATGCTCCACCACGAAGCGGGAACATAAACGTAAATGCACAGAAGTCATCGCCTTGCGAAAGGTCTCCACCAAGAGCGCAAGGCATTTTGTCAAATGATCTATATCTGTGAGGTAAAGTCTCTTCATAAGGAAAGTAATATGTATAACCTTCCAATGGAATACCAAATCTCTTTGCTAGAATATCGTTTCTATTAGAAGGTGATTTCTCAGCTCTTTCCTTATCTAGCTGGTAAGTATCGTAAGTTACAGTAATCCCAAGATTCGGATTTGCCTTAACCCAAAGAGAAGGATCTTCAACCTCTTCAATTGAGTCTAATCTGTAGTACCAAATAGATACTCTTGGATTAATGTAATCCCCTTTAAGAATGTCAATAAGCTCCATTTTGATTGTGTCACCAGGTCCATTACGAACTGTGCCTTCTGATGAAGTGGCTACGATCAAGTAATCATTAACTTCCTCGATACCACCTTGCTCCTTAGTACAGGATTGTTCAATGGCGCCAATAACATCTTCTCTAGTATCTCCAGAAAGCCACTCATCAATTGTAGCGATCTTAACTCGATAACCTTGAAGCTTATCTCGGTTCATTGGCTTGACCTCGATCAGGGAATCAGTAATAAAGTTCTGAATTCCCTTCTTTGTCGAAGCCAGTTTGACCCGGTCAGCCTTATTACCAGTAGTGTTCTGAAGAGAACCGTAGGTCATGAACTTAAACATTGGACCTCTAGATCTAGTAATGGCTGTCCGGATCGGTGACAGAACTTCATCAGCTTGAGCCATCGTTGGCGCAACGACATACTGCTTACTTGAAGATCTATCGCATACTAAATGATATGCCTGAAGGAAAGCTGCATACATTGACTTAGCAGCACCTCTGGCGATTATTAAAAACTGTTTAGTTGTTAATCTTTTCTTTATATACTTATTAACGTAATGGCCGCCTCTTCCATTTGGATTCGGCTCGTACACTGTTCTCTCAACAAAGTAATACCATCCGAAAATCTGCTCAGCCCATAATTTAAATGACT